CTGACGTGGTTGCTGACCAACGGCAGCGCCACCCGTCCCACGGCTTGGTACATCGCGCTCTACACCGTGGCGCCTGGCGAGGGCGGTGGTGGTACCGAGGTGTCCGGCGGCTCCTACGCGCGCCAGGCGGCGACGTTCACCGTCTCCGGCACGGCGCCGACCGAGGCCAGCAACAGCGTGGCGGTCGAGTTCCCGACCGCGACGGCGTCTTGGGGCACTGTGGTGGCCGCCGCGATCCACGACGCGGTGTCGTCGGGCAACATGATCGCCTTCGCCAATCTCACCACCTCCAAGACGATCGACAACGGCGACGTGCTCCGGTTTAACGTCGGCTCGCTCGACGTCACGCTGGACTGATAGATGGCTGACTACGGCGTAGCAGACTACGGCGAGGGGCTCTACGGCGCGGGGTACGTCCTCGAGGCCAGCGCCATCTTCGCCTCCGCGTCTGATGCGTCGTTTGCCGCAGTAAAGACGGCCAGCGCGGCGGCTACGGCTGCCGCGACGTCCGACATGCTGGCCGAAGGAACGCGGGTTCGTCTCGCGGCCTTCCTCGACTCCATCACCTCCTCGATGATGGCCGTAGCGGCGAACACCGAGCTCGCGGCGGCGACGATCGGCCTGGCGTCCGACATGGTCGCCGCAGGGCAGAGGGTGCGGGAGGCCGCCGAGACGATCGCCGTGACCTCTGGCGCAGCTTTCGACGGCCAAGCCGTGCGCCAGGTATCGGCCACGGCGGCCATCACGTCGGACGCCGCGGCTGACGGCTATGTCGTGTTTTTGAACAGTGCCACTTTCGCTATTTCTTCGGACATGGCTGCAGACGGCCAGCGGGTGCGGCTGGGGGTGGAAACCATCCCCATCCAGGCCAGCATGGTTTCGGCTGGAAACGCCACCTTCAGCGCGCTAGAAGGGATACCGCTTGTTTCGTCCTTTACCGCGGATGTGCGACGCGTCAGATTTGCCTCCGAGCTAATTATCGTGACGGCGGGGATGACGGCGAACGGACGGTATCTGTGGGAGCCCGAACCTGTGGCCCCCGAGACTTGGGTTCCGGCGTCTGTGGCCGGTGAGACATGGACGCTGAAACCGACGCCTGCCCAGGCGTGGGACAGGCTGAACTAGGAGGCGCGGATGCCCGATAGCTTTACGACGAACCTCAACCTGACGAAGCCCGAGGTCGGCGCTGCGCGCGACACCTGGGGTGGCAAGCTCAACACCGACCTCGACACGCTTGATGGGTTGTTCAACGCGGCCGGCAACGGCACGTCGGTGGGTCTGAACGTCGGGGCTGGCAAGACCCTGACGGTGGCCGGGACGCTGACTGCGACGGGCACGGTGACGCTGCCGGCTGCGGCGACTGCGGGTGGTGCGACGATCGTCTCCACGACCGGCACGCAGACGCTGACGAACAAGACGCTGACCAACCCGGCGATCAACGGCTTCACGGGCGACACGTCCGTGATCAATGTCGGCAGCGGGCAGATCTACAAGGATGCGTCGGGCAACGTCGGCATCGGTACGTCGTCGCCAAACCCTGCTTATCGTCTTGACGTGTCTGGCTTTGCTCGCTTCACGACGGGTGCTGTCGTAACTGGTGGAAATCCGTTCCAGCTAATCGAAAGCACCGGCAACAACTCCTGGACCGTTAACAACAACGCCAACAATCTCACGTTTTCCTACAACACCTCCGAGCGCATGCGTATTACCGCTGACGGCAACGTCGGCATCGGCACGTCGTCGCCGAGCGCAAAGCTCGATGTGCGCGGTGGCCTCGTGAGGGCGGGCGGTCTTAGTGTCAACGGAAGATATTTAGCTAGGAATGGCGCTGACGTAGATGTCCTTGAATTTGGCATCGCTACCGGAACGGGCTTCGGTGACAGCATCGGCCTTTATAACCTCACCTCGACGGGGCTGATTACCTTCGGCACCAACAGCACCGAACGCGCTCGCATCACCTCTGGCGGCGACTTTTTGGTTGGTACCGCTACATCTGAAGGTAAAATGACCTTGATGTGGAATAGTGCCGCTCAACAGGGTTTTGCTGTTAAATCAAGCAGCGGAACTTTTAACGGTTCTCCGGTTGTTTTTTATAATTCTTCGGGCGGTGTTTCTGGTTTTATTGGGCAGACAGATAGCTCCGTTTCCTACAACACTGGCTCCGACTACCGCCTCAAGCACGATGTAGCCCCACTTACCGGCGGTCTTGCGACCGTCGCGGCGCTTAAGCCCTCCACCTACAAGTGGATCGTTGACGACCGCTACGGCGAAGGCTTCCTTGCGCATGAGCTTGCCGAGCATATTCCACAGGCGGTGACCGGCGAGAAGGACGCGGTGAACAAGGACGGTTCCATCAAGCCGCAGGGCGTGGATTACTCCAAGATCGTCGTCCACCTCGTCGCCGCTGTGCAGGAACTGAAGGCCGAGAACGACGCGCTCAAGGCCCGCATCGCAACGCTGGAGACCCGCTGATGAAACTCGACCTCTCTCTCAACGAGATCAACGTCATCATGCAGGCGCTGGGGCAGATGCCCTACGCCTCCGTGTTTGAGCTTGTGACTAAAATCCGCGAGCAGGCGCAGGCCCAGCTTGCACAGCAGGAGCATTCCGATGCCTGACACCTACGCCTGGGTCATCGAGCAGCTTGACTGCTACCCTGAAAAGGACGGCAAGACGGACGTCGTGTTCACGGTCCACTGGCGCCTCAACGGCACGGACGGCACCAACACCGCGACCGTGTATGGCACTGTCGGCCTGACCTACGAGCCGGGCCAGCCCTACACGCCCTACGAGGCTCTGACGCAGGCGCAGGTGGTCGGCTGGGTGCAGGCGGCCCTTGGCCCCGAGCAGGTGCAGGCGCTGACGGACAACGTGGCCGCGCAGCTTGCTGCTATCGCCAATCCGCCGGTCGTGACGCCGCCGCTGCTGTGGACACCCACGTAAATGACCCAAGACCTCTACAACATCCTTGTCGGGGTCTGCGGTGCGGCGATAGGCTGGCTGCTGAAGGTCATCTGGGAGAGCGTTCGCGCTCTCCAAGCCGATATGCGGGAAATCGAAAAGGAGCTCCGCACGAAGTTCGTTGGCAAGGACGACTATCGGGCAGACGTGCAGGAACTGAAGGACATGGTGCGGGCGATCTTTGAGCGCCTTGAGCGGAAGGCCCACAAGTGATGCAGGCGGTACAGCGGCACATCCTGCTGGTGGCCATCTACACGCTCGCCGCCGTCATGCTCGCCATGGTGTTCGTGCTGCTGACGGGCCTGTTCGATCCGCAGGTGAACAACGACAAGATCTTCGAGGTGCTTGGGCCTGCCTTCTCGACGATCGTCGGCGCTCTCGTCGGCCTGCTTGGTGGCCTGCGCTTGGCGCGGGCTTCGGAGGAGCGGGAATAATGGAGGGCCTTCTCGCGCTTGTCAGGACGGTCGCGCCGTCTATCGCCACCGCTGTCGGCGGGCCGCTTGCAGGCATGGCCACACGCGCCATTTCTGAGGCGCTGCTGGGCAAGCCTGACGGCACCGAGCAGGAGCTCGTCGAGGCTGCGAAGAACGCCACACCCGAGCAACTGCTGGCGCTGAAGACGGCGGAGCAGGATTTCGCCGTGCGGATGCGGGAACTCGAGATCGACCTTCACCGCATCGACGCGGGCGATCGGAGCAGCGCACGCGAGCGCGAGGTGAAGACCAAAGACATGACGCCGCGCCTTCTGGCGGCTGCGGTCACGGTGGGCTTCTTCGGCGTCCTTGGTTACATGCTCGCCTACGGCCTGCCGGTGCAGGGCGGCGAGGCGCTGCTGGTCATGCTGGGCACGCTGGGGACGGCCTGGGGCGCGATCGTCTCCTACTACTTCGGCTCCTCTGCGGGCTCGCGCGAGAAGACCGACCAGCTGAACCAAGTGCTGAAGGTGAACCGATGAAGGGCAATTTCGACGCCGCGCTGGCCGCCGTGCTGAAGCACGAAGGCGGCTGGGCCGACCACCCGGCGGATCCGGGCGGTGCGACCATGAAGGGCGTGACGAAGCGCACGCTGGAGGCGCATCTCGGGCGCGAGGTGACGAAGGACGAGCTTCGCGCGATCAGCGACGAGACGCTGGCCGACATCTACCGCCGCCGGTACTGGGACGCGGTGCGTGCGGACGAGCTCCCGGCGGGCGTGGACTACGCCGTGTTCGACTGCGCCGTGAACTCCGGCCCCCGGCGCGCTATTCTCTTTGCCCAGGCAGTTGCGCGTGTAACGCAAGACGGTGCCATCGGGCCTAAGACGCTGGCGGCCATCAAAGCCGCTTGCGCCGAGGGGGCCGAAGGGTTCATTGAGGAGTACAGCGAGGCGCGCCAGGCGTTCCTGCGCGGCTTGCCGACGTTCCAGGTCTTTGGCCGCGGCTGGACCCGGCGCGTGGATGACGTGGAGGCGGTCGCCGCGCGTATGTCTCGCGGAGAGGAGATGGCCTAAATGCCCCTTGCCGCCCTAAATCTCCCGCCGGGTGTGGTGAAGCCAGCGACGCCGCTGCAGGTGAAGGGGCGGTATTGGGACGCGAACCTGGTGCGCTGGCGCTCCGGCAAGCTGCTGCCGGTGGGCGGCTGGCAGCGCATTACGAGCTCGCCTCTGGCCAGCACCTGCCGCGCCATCTTCACCTGGTCCAACCAGGCCGGGAGCCCCTATGCGGCGCTGGGCTCCGAAGACAACCTCTACGTCCTCGACGGCTCGTCTTACATGGACGTCACCCCGGCAGGCTATGTGCAGCCGGATATCGGCCTGTACGGCGCCTATGGCGCGAGCGACTACGGCGAGCTTCTGTATGGGCTCGACTCCGCCGAGGTGAGCATCGCTACGGCGGTGCGGACGACGAATGTCGTCACCATCACCACCGCAGCCGCGCACGGCTTCCCGGTCGGCATGTCCGTGCTGATCGCGGGCGTGACGGACGCGTCCTTCAACGGCACCTTCACGATCGCCAGCGTGCCGTCGTCCACGACGTTCACCTACGCGCAGACGGCGACGAATGCGTCTTCCAGCGGCGGCACGGCGGCGCTGCCGGTGGCCGATCGGCGCCCGGCGAGCCTGCTGTTTACGCCGTCCTTCTCCTGGACGTTCGACAACTGGGGCGAGGATCTCCTGGCCGTCTCGTCGAGCGACGGGCGGCTGCTGCACTGGAACACGGGCGAGCCCACCGCCTCGCCGGTCGGCACCAGCGTGATCTCGACCATCGTGCGGGTGTCGAACGTCGCCACGGTGACGACCGTGGACAACCACGGGTACACGGTTGGCGAAAGTGTCGTCATCTCCGGGAACTCGGTGAGCAGCTTTAACGGCACTCAGATTGTCACGGGGGTGCCGAACCCGAAGACGGTCAACTTCACCTTCTCCTCCTCCGGCACCAACATCACCGGCACGGGCGGCAGCGTCACCACGACGAAGGTGATCCCGATCAGCAACCGCGCCGTGATCGTCACGCCCGAGCGCCACGCCGTGCTTCTTGGTGTTGGCGGGGTGCCGCGCCGGGTCGGGTGGAGCTCGCGCGAGAACTACACGGATTGGGACTTCGCCTCACCGACCAACACGGCGGGC